CTGCAGCACGGCATGCGCGCGGTCCCACAACTCCCGCGGCACGATCCCCTGGTGCTCGCCGGGATAGATGTTTCCCTTATGCGCGGCCTCGCCGACATAGGTCCGGTTATTCAGCAGCTTGTAGACATCGCCCTTGTCCAGCGGTCGGCCCACTTTGCTGGTGAGGCCCTCCTCACGAAGGCGCTTCACCGTCTCCATGCCCGATCCCGTCTCGGCGAAGAGCTCGAACACGCGGCGCACCCGCGGGGCCTCATCCTCATTCACGATCAGCTTGCGCGCCACCACATCGTAGCCGAGCGGCACCTTGCCTCCCATCCACATGCCTCGGGCGCGGGAGGCGGCGAATTTGTCGCGGATTCTCTCGCCAATGACCTCCCGCTCGAACTGCGCGAAGCTCAGCAGGATGTTCAGCGTCAGCCGCCCCATGCTGGTGGTGGTATTGAAGGACTGCGTGACCGACACGAAGGTCACACCATGCGCATCCATCACCTCCACCAGCTTGGCAAAGTCCATCAGCGAGCGGCTGAGCCTGTCGATCTTGTAGACAACAATCACATCGACCAGGTCGGCCTGGATATCCCGCAGCAGGCGTTGCAGCGCCGGCCGCTCCAGCGTGCCCCCGGAGAAGCCGCCGTCGTCGTAGCGGTCCCGGACCAGCACCCATCCCTCGGCGCGCTGGCTGGTGAAGCGTGTTGAACTCCTTCTCCAGCCCCTCGTCCGTGGATTTGCGCGTGTAGACCGCGCAGCGCAGCTTCTTCGTGGTGGCCGGCATGGTTGGCTCAATGCGGGCGCGGCGGGTCATGCGTCACCTCGGCTGCGCAGACCAAAGAACGTCCAGCCATTCCACCGCGTGCCGGTGATGTGGCGAGCAATGGCAGATAGCGACTGATAGGGTCGCCCCTCGAATTCGAAGTCGTCCCGGCGAACGGTCACGACATGCTCGACGCCCTGCCATTGCCGAAGCAGGCGCGTGCCAGCCAATGGCCGGCTGTTGGCCTGGATCCGGCGCAGCACGATGTTGCCGCCGTCCAACTGCTCACCCAGCGCCTCCAGCCGCGCCCGTGTTTCCGACTTCAGCCCGCCATAGGCTAGCTCCTGGATCCGATACGCGAGCCGGCTCTGGATATAGGCCCGGTTCCACGGCGGCGGCTCTTTGCCGAACAACTCCCGCCATTGGTCCTTCAGCTCAGCACCTGCGTCGGCGGGATCTTCGGGATGGCGGGTGCCGCCGCGGGCGCGGCGGTGGATCGTCTGGTCATGCGAGTCCCTTCCTGTTGGGTTTCGCATGCAGGCGCTGCCTGGCGGTGGAGTGTAGGCGAATGTCTCCCGCCCCCCGAGCTATCTCGGCATCCCGCGCATCATCCTCGGCGTCGCGGCTGCGCAGCCGCACCAGGCCCCTGGCCAGGATGCTGCACACCTCGCGGAGGTGCGGCGGGAGATGACCATTGATCGGGGAGCGGGGCGGGTTCGGCACATGCCGCTGATGACAGAATCAGCGCGCAGCGCGCAATGCACTCATTGCAGCCATTCTGCGTTCGTCAGTTCCCCAAATGTCGTCCCAGCCACAAGACGCGTCCGATCACCGCCACATCCTCGGGAGGGAGATCGGCGAAGGGCGGGTAGTACTCCTTATTGTCGGAGATGATCGTGATCCGACCCGTCACCGGATGCGCCGCCACGCGCTTCACCTGCAGCCAGCCATCGGTGCGGATCACATAGATACCGTCCTTCTGCTGCGGACGCTGCTGGCCCATGTCGACCAACACCGTGTCGCCCTGCCGCAGGGTCGGCTCCATGGAATCGCCGTCCACATTCAGCACCACCAGATCGCTGATGTTGCCGCGCGTGACCGTGCGCAGCCAATCGGCGCGGAACGCAATGCGATGCACCGGAGCCCCGTCTTCTGGCTCCATTCCTGGCCCTGCGGAGACGCTGGCCTCATAGACCGGCAGCATCGCGAATCGATCGCCGCCGATCTGCACCACCTCGGGGATGGTGGTGCGCGTCCGGCCAGGACCCGGCGCACCGCCCATCTCCAGATAGCCCAGGATGATGGGGATTTCGTGCGCCCGCATATGGCGCTTGCCGGCGAGTAGCCGACTGATCTGGCCGAGACCTTTTTGCGTCTTACCCGGTTGGGATAGCCCCTCGCGGATCTGGTCGATGGTCAACACGGAAGGCGGCCTGCTCGATTCGGATTGGAGTCGGATGGGATTGCGGACATGGCCAGCGCCTCTGCAAGGGAATTCGACATGCTATCCGTGTGTATGGCTGTGGATAGCGGGGATGGTGTTGCGTAACACGCAACATGGGTGAGGCCAAGAAAATATCCTGCAAATAGTGCATTGCTTCTCCGTCACCGCACCCTCTACCCATCTCCCCATGCCCGAACCCGCTCTCACCGTCCTCACCCGTTTCGGGGGAGCAGGACCGCTCTCCCGATTGCTCGGCCTGGACCGCAGCGCCGTCCATCGCTGGGCGCTGCCCAAGTCGCGCGGCGGCAGCGGCGGGCTCGTGCCGGCAAAACACCATCGGCGCCTGCTGGCGCTCGCCACCGCCCAGGGGGTGACGCTCTCGGCCGCCGATCTGGTCGGCACCGCCAATGTCGCGGGCGAGCCGCCCAAAGCCGGGGCCGACGACGGGTAGCCCGTCCACCCCCTCCGCCTTCTCCCCCCTGCCGATCTGAAACGCCCGTCTCGGAGCATCGCCGAATGCTGTCCGCTCGCCCGCCCAGTGCCGAAATCGATCTGGCCGCCGCCGTCATCCATCGCGCGCTGGAGGATGCAATCACTCCCGACAATCGGCTCGCCCGGCCGCGCGTCATCACCACGCCCACCGGGCCGATCGGGAGGAGGCCGTGCGCTTCCTGTTGGACACGGCGCCTGGCTGGGCCAGCTCGCGCGAGGCCTGGTGCGATTCCGCCGACATCGATCCTGATGTTGTCCAGCGCCGCGCCCTGCAACGCATTCCGCACACCTCCATCCCGGCGGATGTCTGCCGTGCACTCCGGCTGCCCATGCCACCCGGCATGACCGAGGCCGATGCGCCAGCCACGGCGGAAGCCCCACCCACAGCCCTGACTGCGGAGGCCGCATGATGAACGCCATTGCTGCCAACCGCCCCAGCCTCGACGCGGCGCGCCGCATGCCGGTGGCGGACCTCCTGGCGCTGCCGGCCGAGCATCTCGCGCTCCTGCAGGAGGATGCCCGCGTCGCGCTGGATGCCGCCAACCGCATGCGTGACTGGATCGAGGGCACCATTGCCCTGCGATACGAGCAGCGCGCTGTCGGCGCCCGCGCTGCCGCGGGCAAGGACACCGGCACGGTCCGCTTCCAGGACGGCACGGTCGAGGTGGTCGTCGATCTGCCTAAGCGGGTGGATTGGGATCAGCCGCGGCTGGCCTCGCTCGCCGAGCAGATCCGCGCCGGCGGCGAGGATCCCGGCGAATACGTCGAGGTCAGCTTCAAGGTCTCGGAGCGGGCCTATACCGCCTGGCCCGAGCGCATCCGCCTCGCCTTCGAGCCAGCGCGCACGGTGCGCACCGGCAAGCCCAGCTATCGCCTCGCCATCATGTCCGATGTCGCCATGCGCGACAGCCCACATGGTCCCGGCGTTCGCACGACGCAGGGAGGCCGCTGATGACCCTGCGCATCATCACCGCAGACGAACGGCTTGCCGAACAGCGCATGCTCAAATTGGCTATCTTCGGCGGCAGCGGCCAGGGCAAAACCAGTCTGCTCTGGACTTTGCCGGCCAGCACCACGCTCTTTATGGACCTGGAGGCGGGTGATCTCGCCATTGAGGGATGGGCCGGCGATACGATCCGGCCGCGTACCTGGCAGGAGTGTCGCGACTTTGCGGCCTTCATCGGCGGGCCCAACCCCGCCCTGCGCGACGATCAGCCTTATTCCCAGGCTCACTACGACACGGTCTGCCAGCAGTTCGGTGACCCAGCGCTGCTCCATCGATACGAATCTGTCTTCGTCGACAGCATCACGGTCGCCGGCCGGCTCTGCTTTCAATGGTGCCGCGGTCAGCCGGAGGCGCATTCCGAAAAGACCGGCAAGCCCGATATTCGTGGCGCCTATGGGCTGCATGGCCGTGAGATGATCGCTTGGCTCACGCACCTGCAGCACACGCGCGGCAAGAACATCATCTTCGTGGGAATCCTCGACGAGAAGCTCGACGACTTCAACCGCAAGGCTTTTGTGCCGCAGATCGATGGCAGCAAAACCGGCCTCGAGCTGCCTGGCATCGTCGATGAAGTGCTGACCCTGGCGGCCATCAAAGATGAGGCCGGTCAGCTCCGGCGTGCACTCATCTGCCAAACGCTCAATCCCTGGGGCTATCCCGCGAAGGATCGAAGCGGCCGGCTCGAGGTCGTCGAGGAGCCGCATCTGGGCCGCCTGTTCGAAAAGATTCGAGGCCCTGCGCGCCCCATCGCCGAACGCCTGGCGCTGCCATCCCCGCCGCTCGCTCTGCCTGCCCCCACCCCCAACACCTGACCGGAGGAGAAGCATCATGGCTTCCTGGAACGATTACAACGACGCCCAGTCGAACCCGAACCTGATCCCCAAGGGCACCATCGTGCGGGTGCGCCTGACCATCCGTCCCGGCGGCTTCGACGATCCGAGCCAGGGCTGGATCGGCGGCTATGCCACGCGCAGCAGCGCCGGCGCGATCTATCTCAATGGCGAGTTCACCGTGCTGGAGGGGCCCTACGCCAAGCGGAAAATCTTCACGCTGATCGGCCTCTACAGCCCCAAGGGGCCGGAATGGGCGGGGATGGGCCGCAGCTTCCTCCGCGGGATGCTGAACTCCGCTCGAGGCATCTCCGATAAGGATGTCTCGCCCCAGGCGCAGGCGGCGCGCCGCATCGGCGGCTTTGCGGATCTCGAGGGCTTGGAGTTCCTGGCAAAGATCGACCACGGCACGGATGCCGGCGGCGAGGCCAAGAACGAAATCCGCATGGCGGTGACACCGGACCATCGGGATTACGCGAAGGCGATGGGTCGCACCGCTGTGCCGGCTGGGTATGCGCCGCCGCCACAGCCTGCCTATGCCCCACCGGTGCCGGCTTACGCACCGCCGGCCGCGCCCGCCATGCACCAGGGCGCCTTCCCGGCCCCGGCGCAGCAGCCCGCCCCCGTCGCCGATCCCCGTCCCACCTGGGCGCGCTGAGGGAGGGCCGCACCAGCATGATGCTCCGCCCCCGCCAGAAGCTCTTCGTCGAGCGCAGCCTTCGTGCGCTCGACACTCACGGCAACACCCTCGGCGTCGCCCCGACCGGCGCCGGCAAGACCATCATGCTGTCGGC